TTATTCTTATGTCTAACTAACTTATACTCATACCCAATTTTTCCATGAGTATCAATATAGCGTATCTTGCCTAAAATCGTATATAGATCCCTTCGGATACGTAACGTCTCACCATAATTAAAAACCATAATCTTCTCTCATATTGAAAACTATATATATAAATGTATATTACTAATTACTATGATTGTACACGGATTGTGAAAACCTGCCAACACTTCTCAGATTTAAAAGGAGAAGATAAACTCATTAAATATATTTTAATATCAAAATAACGAAAAAAAGACCTACAGTAAACTGTAGGTCCTTATATTTGGTGCGGATTGAGGGTATGTACTTTACTATCTCAATTATAATCAATACATATGCCTATTGGCTAATCTATAGGGGGCACTATAGGGGCATATATATTTCATATAAAAGGCCTATCTACATTCTGTAGATAGGCTTTTTACTAACACGGTGATAATAACATATCTTCCGATACAGACTCATAGTCATCAATATCTTGCTTTACTTTTACAACATTTTTCTGTCTTTCATTTAACGGCTTAACAGTTGCTGCATATTGTGCCAAAACTACAGGATAAATCAAAAAATATTGAGGTATCAATAACAATACTTTAAAAAACATCCCATCTCTTAATCCCTTAAATAATATTCCGAATGGAACAATTATAAAATGTATAATAGGTATTATGGCAGCAAAAAATACTCTACCATACAAAACACCCGCGGTATTAAGCTTTAATATATTGGCTAAGAATAATCCCAAATATGTTGCTAATATTATAATAATCAATAATTCCAACATGATGATCATCCTCCTTTTACATTATAGCCAGTAACCCATTCAATGATATATATAATCGGAAAAACAAATGCCATAAAAACAACTACACTAACACTTCTAAACAAATAATACATTTCACCATTATTAATAATGGTAATATATGGTCCAGCTGCACTAGGGGTAATTACTGCATTTCCCCATACACCTATAAATCCCATAAATAATAAAACTAATAGAATAAATAATACAATAAAAGAAAAAATGCTTCGTATTGTTGTTTTCGCTTTTATACTTACATTATATAATAATTGAGCTATTATTATCAACACAAGAGATTTAAAGAATTCTCCTGTAGAATAAATGCTATTCCATAAAAAAAATAAAGATAACCCCATTGCAAAAATTCTAGCTAACATTAGCCGTCCAACGCTCATAAACTCATATAACGCCATTTCATTTGTTACTTTTTGCTTTTTACCCACGCTACCATCCTCTCTTGTTTAGATAATTATACCTAATTATTTATATAATGAAAAGTATTTTATGAGTTTTTGATGAACTTCATTTAATTTTATTAATATATTCAAAAAAATGGCTATCAAAGTTGACTATATCTTCACTGATATCCATTTTAAATTCTAACTAATAATTTAACTTCTAACCCAGCAGACCATAGATATCATTATCTAGTTTTCTACATTTTAAGTTTAATCTGATTTTAAAATGCTCACGCTCACATTTATATTTCTCGGATAGAATAGTGGAGTCTAAAGAATTTGATAAGCTTTAAAACGTTGGCTCGATTATACTTTGACGGAGCAGGAATTATTAATGTTTTATCACTATTAACATATACTGCCTTTACATCATCTGTCCAAATAAAATCAGGAAAATGCTCGACCAATCTAAGGTCCTCCCATGTTTCCCTACCAACAAGAAGTATGCCTTTCCCTAGCCTCTGTTGCATTGAGCATATTATATCCCATGCATCGGCATAGTTGTCTACTTTTACCGCATCCCTCATAAAATGTGGGTCTTTATTAAATACTTTCAGCATTACTCCCACCTCCTATTATTACCCTAATTACACCATAATTTTATCTTATCTGCAATTACTACTTATAAACAAAAAAAAGACCTTACCAGGATATATTCCCAGTAAGGTCTCTTGTATTATTAGCACTAATCCATGAGTCCACCTGCTCATGCTCAGGAGATGTATGGATCACCTCGATTTCATCGAATATCGCCAGCTGCGCCAATTAGAAAACCAATCACACCACCAGCGGCCCAAGTATCACGCTGCCGCCGTAGGCGTTGCTCTGTGCGTCTATTATTCTTGATTTCGTTTTTCAATTCGTCTAATGAGTTCGAGGCTTGATTTAAGCTCTTCTCCTGCTCTGTTATTTTGCTCGAGGCTTTCGCTAATTCTTGCCCCTGTTTCTCGTTGATAGTCCTCAATTCTGTTAAGGCTTGCGTTCTCTCGCTGTTGATAGCCCTCAATTCGGTTAATTCGCTCGCCTGCGTCGTGGTTAAGTTGTTCACTCGTTCCAATGATTTTGTTGAGTTCTCGATTGAGGCGTCGGCTGTCATCAAGTGCTCTTTGAGTTTGTTCCAATCGCTCAATGGCACGCTGATAGTTGGCTCTGGCTGTGAAAAATCCACTTGCGAGGCTGCTAATGCCATAGATGAACAGCACACAAATAGAACCAACAATAAGGCGCTGCATAGTAACCTTAGATTTAAGCGTTTTGAGGTATGTTTTACATTTCTCATACATATCTAACCCCCTATTTAGTCCAAATCACTCCAGCGAGCCTCATAGCCTCGCACATCAACATGAACGAAATCTTGATAGTAGTACTTACCTATGCCGTCTGCGCCGCATTCCTCGGCAATTTGGGCGAGATAATCTACGTCTACCCCATCATAGGTGATGTCAGCAGCTACGCCTTGCGTATGGTAAGAGTTAGACACGCCGCCCACTTCCTCATTATGAGCCTCGCAACGATAGCCGCTTGTTACTGTAATAGGAACGCCCAAGCGTTCACGAATTTTGTCTAATACATCTACAAGTCGCTTGTCTATGATGTGATCTAGTTTATTGCGTCCGTTTTCATCAACCTCATGACGCTCACAATGACAAGCAAATTCGTAATCGTCGAAATATCCGCCAATTTTCATAGTTTTTGCCCCCAATATAAAAGGCTGCACCCTTTACGAATGCAGCCAATAACTAATTATTTTTTTAAAATCATATCAATTTTTGAATGGACTATATCCAATAACCCTGTTACGGTGCTATTTCCGCCGTCTCTCATATTCTCGAGTATGCTCAAAAACTCAACCGAGCCAAGATATAGCCATACTAGATTAACAGCAAAAGCATATTGTCCAGCCATGAAATCAAAGCACCATGCTGCCGCAGTTGCTAGGCAGTATGTGAGCACTTTTGTAACAAATGGCTTTCGCATATGCTTAGAGCTGATTAAGCCTTTACCCCAAGCCGCTGGAATAGCTAAATATTTGTCGGAGCCGCTTATATTTTCTGGGTTAGCCCCTAAATCTAGTAACATCTGATAGCTAATAGAGGCCCATTTCGTGATAAGGTCAAGAAACACCAGTATAATGAATATCCCTAATACTTGCACGTGTTTAAGCCCTAGCATATATATGCCGACCTCTGCTATTACTGCGAGTAAGGCTTTCATGGCAAAAGACTCTGTAAGAGTTCTCCATGCCTCACTCATGAAATTCGTTAATTCTTGCATTTGTTCCCCTTACCACGTTTAAATTATGCCTGCACCCATGTTTTAGATTTTTTATCAAAATACTTGGTTCCGTTTTGGTTATAAATTTTACCACCACTCAATAGCATTTTAGATAAAGCCTCAACATCGGACGCCTCATTTATCACCAATTTAATGAGTTCTGTCATGTTAATTGTTTGGAACTCATTACCTTGTTGCATTACAAAATTAGGAATATAAATTTCAGTTACATTTGCGCAATTATCAAATGCAGTTTTGTCAATTCTGACAGCTTTAGGCAATTTGATTGTCTTGGCGGAGTTGCCAAATGCATAAGCTCCTACAGTCGTAACCTCTGGAAACTCGTAATTTTGTTGGTCATAAGTGTTTGCAAACTCATAACTTTCTATGGTTGTTTTAACATCGTTATAACCTGATACACGATATGTACCTACGATACTTCCTAACATATTAAAATATTCAATTTGGATATCTTCTGTCATAAATGGCTTATCTAAATCCATCCTTGCTTGACCATCATCACCAATACTTACTCCTGCAGCTGCACCTTTGCCTAGTAAAGCTACCTTAAAGTGAGGCGTACCATATACATTGATATATGTTTGACCTTTAACAGGGCGGTCGAATTCAAGTCCTTTGAACGGCTTTTTAATGACATCCCCCAACCCACGAATAAGCCCTTTTAATACTTCATTCGGTGTACTGTTTTCACAGTACACATTTAAGCCTAATAACATTTCATAGGCACCATCAGCTGTTGCATCTTTACCTGGCAAACCTGGACTACCATTAGTGCCTTTCAAAGAATTGAGGAAGTCCTCACGAGTTCCTGTATTCCCTGCTTCTAGCCAAATTTCATAAGCACTTTTACCAGGTGCGCCTTCTAATTTAATTGGAGGTAAATTAAGTCCAGTAATATTAACATTTAAATCTTGTGTCATGATATAATCCCCTTTCATTAATGACGTGCAATATCTTGAATGATATTAACTTCGCCAAAACCTAATTTTATGCTGCGATCATCGTTGTAAATGAACGCATCATATTGGTGGATGCCTTTAGCATCTACCTTACTAACTGTGTCATTGCCGTTAATACGGAATGTGATACGGTTATTCTCTATCACCCCATTAACAGATAACACCTCATTTGTGTCAGGCTTTCGCCTAACTTTCATGATGGCAGTATATCCATCATAGGACTCACCGCCTTCGATAATATAGGTCAGTCCGTAGTCTTGACCCACGTGTAGGTCAAAATCGTATTCCTTCATATATGCACCTCCTCATTACCAGAACGACATTATCGTTATCCCTGCACTGCCCCAACCGCCTTGGCGAGCTGACATCTTACCGTAATAGAAATAGCCCTTTTCGGTTACACCTAAAGCAAATAACGTTGTTGGATTTCCCTTATAATGAGAACTGTTACTTTGACTTATGCTGACACTAAATACAGGTGGACGTTCGCCTGATACACTTGAATACTGCACGACACCATATACTGGACGGCCTTGATTGAACGATATGAATCGTCCGCCATTCTTACTAGCTATATCCTCGTTCGCTCCACTAACATTATCTTGCACCAGATCGTTGCCAAACCCATTCATGCCCCAACCAGCTCTCATGTTTAGTGTGATTTTAAAACGCTCTTGCGCTATGCGTTGGATGGCGTCAACTTCATTTTGTCCCATATTTTGCCCGGAGAATGCATAATAATCGTTGTCCATAGCGCCGGAAATCCATCGCAAGAAAATCAGCGTCTTATCCCACGAATATCCTGCCGGTAATTCAATCTTATCGCCACTGCTGACATCTAGGCGTTTTACATACACGGGCTTTAACTGTTGACCTTCGGCGTAGACACTATTGGCATCAATTCGGGACCCCGTAATATTTACCCCATAAATATTACCTTGTGCATCTACTTTAAAGGTGCCTGATTCGTTTTGGATTTCAGTGCCAATTAACTTACCGCCTCTGAGCGTGCCTCCGATATATGCAGATAAAGCAGATAAACTATCCACTTTCAATTTATCAGCAGTTATTGAATTCGCCTGTAGCATCTTATTCGTGATGATATTTCCATCTATGAGAGTATCACCAGTAATATGAATTAATTTACCATCAATCTTAACGCCACCTTCATAAAGGTTTATTCTTGATAGAATAGCATTCCCATCTAATGCTTTAAGACCTTTTGTAACTTTAAGGTCAATGCCGTCATCAAGTTGAGATATTTTTGTTTCTACGTCTTTGCGTAGGTTTTTAACTGTAACACTATACTCTTCAGATATTTTATTAAATTCTGCACTTAACTCATTAACACGTTTATCAAATTCTTTTAGCCCTAAACTTTCTTTATCTAATAATGAAGGATCTATTGTTGCTGAGACAGTAACTAATAATTCATTGGATTCAATTCCTTCACCTATAGCATCAATAAAGGCTGCTTTTACACGATAAATATCCGCATCACCCGTGTAAGTTATCGTATTTCCTGTAGAATTAAGAATATCTGTCTTTGCAGAACCTACAATATAAAACCGAATACTATTTGCAGTACTAGGCATATTTGATACTAATAAGGCAAATCCTTTGACCATGTTTACAGATGTTACTATTGGTGCTTCTAGCTTTTGGAAATCATAAGACACATTTAATCCCGGCCCATATCCTTTTACTGGATTGTGTCCATAAATTAATAAGTCTCCTTTTCTATTTTTGAGTTGTATTATCTCTCTAATAGAATTTGATTTTACAATCAATCCTTGTAAATCACCTGTATTACTATTACTTCTGACTTCATAGAAATCAATATAAGTATTTGTGATAGGAGTCCATTCAA